TATAGATGACTTGTATAATCAAATCCAACAGTTGATTAAAAATCCGGAACAAGATCTCCCCGTTTCCAGGGTAGCTTGAGTTTGTGGAGTATGCGCTGGCAGTTGGCGCATACACTTTTTAAATTATTGTACTGGCAATTTACAGGATTGCCGTCTACATAATACACGTTAAACTGCTCAGGATGCTGACCTGTGAAACCACAGCGATCACACTTCATTTTCTTTTTATAACCAGACCTTTCCCATAAAGGCCTACCTATGCCACGACCACTAGCACAATGGTCACATTGAGACCTATAGAAAGTTTTGCCTTCTTTATGATAATTAATAGCAACAGGCCTTTCATTACAGCTTTTGCATAGAGGTCTCATAGTGCGCCCTTTTTGTTCCCTTTTCATAGGTATTTAACCGGGTAAAATATACAGTTATCACTAAATAGTTATTGACAAAACCATTATTGGGAGAGCATTAAATGGCCACATTACAATCACCAGGCGTATCAGTTTCAATTATTAACGAGAGCTTCTACACACCAGCGGCTCCAGGAACTGTACCATTAATTTTCGTTGCTTCTGCTAGCGATAAGACAAACCCATCGGGAGCTACCGCACCAGGAACAACAGCCGCAAATGCAGGCAAAGTTTATCTAGTTACAAGCCAAAGAGATCTTACAGATACTTTTGGTACCCCACTTTTCTATACAGATGCTTCTGGCAATCCTATACACGGTGGCGAATTAAACGAATACGGATTACAAGCCGCTTACAGCTTACTAGGTGTAAGTTCAGCCGCTTATATTACTCGTGCTCCGATCGACTTATCACAGTTAGCCGCAGGTTCAAGCACACCAGCTGGTGCAGTTGCTGACGGCACATACTGGGCAGATACAGCCGATTCAAAATACGGTATTTTTGAATGGAACCAAACAAAGGGTGCATTTACAAGCAAGACTCCGTTAGTTATTGATGACAGCAATGCTTCAGTAGCATATGATGATATTAATTCTACTCCTAAGAGTAGCTTTGGTTTAATTGGTCAATACTGTGTAGTATTAAACCAAGTTGCCGCAAGCGAAGTACACGCTTTCTATAAAAACTCCGATGCTAAATGGGTTGAAGTAGGTAGCCGCGGTGAAACAAATTTTGCTAGTGATTCATTAGACAACAGATTTATAAGCACAGTATGGTCAACTAGCTTCCCAACAGCAACAGGTACAGCTAAACCAACTACTGTTACAGTTGGTACAGGTACAACATTTACATTAAATGGTGTAACAGTTGGGATTGCTGACAGTGACTCAATTAACACTATTGCACAAAAGATCAACAACAAATTCCATACAGTTGACGGTGGTGGTGGCATTGGTGCTAAAAATCTTAACGGTGCATTGGCTATCTATGTTGATGCGGCAAAGCAAAGTTCTGTAACTATTGCAGGTTCAACAGATATGTTGACTCAGTTAGGATTTAGTGCTCAATCATATACAGTTCCAACAGTATTTGTTGGTCCTCATACACAATATCCAGACTTTAGCACAAAAGCTTCAGGTAGCATATATTTAAAAACAACAAGTCCAAACGAAGGTGCGGCTTGGGTTGTTAAACAATGGTCTGCAACAGCCGGTGCATGGAACACAGTTAAGTCTCCAGTGTACTCTAGCGTAGCAGCCGCAACATACACATTTGATAAAACAGGTGGCGGTGCTAACATTCCAGTTGGTACAGTATTTGTTGAAAGCAATTATGACCACGGTGATAATAGTTCTACATCAACTGCTATTATTGCAAACTACAAATTATATCGTAGAGCCGCAGTAAGCCCAACTGCTATTACTAGTGCGGCAAAGGCTCCAACTACTGCTCTTATTTCTACAAGTACATTCCAAATTGAAACTACAGAACCAGGCGTTGCTGGGTATTCAAGCACAGCAACTATTACTGTTGGCTTAGGTGGCAATGGCTTAGACAAATTAGCATTAGGTATTAACAATGCAGGTATTGCTAACATCAGTGCTACGTTAAATGAAATAATTGCAGAAGAATCTTATTCGTTAACAATCACACATGCCACTGGTGGTGAAATTCGCTTTAAAGACCTTAACAACATATTAGGTACATTTGGATTTACTGCTGGCACAACAGCTAATTTCTACGAGTTAGATTCTACAGTTGAACCAACAGGCGCAACACACAAAGCAAGTAACTGGAAGCCACTAGCATTTGTAGCTTCTACTACACTTCCAACAACAACTCCAGCAAATGGCCAGTTATGGTACAGCTCGATTGTTGACCAAGTCGATATTATGGTACACGACGGAAGTGATTGGGTAGGTTATAGAAATAAATTCCCAGCTACTGATGTTGCTGGCCCAATCGTAAGTGCTAGCAAGCCAACAACACAAAGCGATGGTACTACAGCCTTAGCCAATGGTGATATTTGGATCAGTCTAGCTGGCGGCGTAGAAATGTACGGTCAAGAAATTTATGTCTATGACGGCAATGCTCTAGCTTGGGTATTACAGGACGTATCAGATCAAACAAGTCCAAATGGTATCTTGTTTGCCGATGCTCGTTGGGCCGCAAGTGGTTCAGCTACTGCTGCCGAGACTATTTCAAACTTGCTATTGTCTGACTATGTAGATCCAGATGCTCCAGATCCAGCAGAATACCCACGTGGTATGCGTTTGTTTAATCTACGCCGTTCTGGATTTAACATTAAGAAATACGTTAAAAATCACATCAACATTAATGCCAACGAAGGTAAAAACTTACGTTATGGTAATGAAGATATGGCTGATTACAATCCAAATCGTTGGGTTTCAGTAAGTCCTAACAATGCAAACGGATCAGGTACATTTGGTCGTCATGCACAACGTTCATTTGTTGTAGCGGCTTTCAAAGCACTTATCGATGGTAATCAAGCTGTACGTGATACAGATACACTAACATTCAACCTAATTGCAACTCCTGGATATCCAGAAGCAATTCAAAACATGGTTGCGTTAAACGTAGATCGTGGCTTAACAGCGTTTGTTGTTGGCGACACAGCAATGCGTCTAGAGCCAACAGGAACAGCGTTACAAGCATACGGTCTAAACAGCAACGGTGCATTTGACAACGGTGATGACGGTCTTGTATCATACAATGAATATATGGCCGCGTTCTATCCAAGTGGTTATACAAACGACTTAGCAGGCAACTACATTGTTGTTCCGCCAAGCCACATGATGCTACGTACAATCGCAGTAAGCGATCAGAAGAGCTATCCGTGGTTTGCTCCAGCAGGTATCCGTCGTGGTGTTGTTGACAACGCTACTTCAGTAGGTTACTTGAAAGATGGCGAATTCCGTTCAACAGCGTTGCCACAAAGCATTCGTGATGTAATGGCTAAGGTTAAAATTAACCCAATTGCAACTATCACAGGTGCTGGTATTATTAACTTTGGTCAATATACTCGTGCTAATGCGGCAAGTGCATTAGATCGCATTAACGTAGCTCGTTTAGTTGCTTACTTACGTAGACAACTTGATGTTCTTGCTCGTCCGTTCTTGTTTGAACCAAATGACAAGATCACACGTAACGAAATCAAGAATTCAGTACAGAAATTGTTACTTGAGTTAGTTGGTCAAAGAGCATTGTATGACTTTATCGTAGTTTGCGATGAGTCTAACAACACTCCAAGCAGAATTGATCGTAGCGAACTATGGGTAGACGTTGCAATCGAGCCAGTTAAAGCCGTAGAGTTCATCTACATTCCAGTGCGTTTAGTTAACACTGGCGCAATCAAAGCTGGCACATTCACACTAGCTTAATTGAGTAAATAAAAGGAATAAGGAGAATAAAATGGCAGTAGCAAGTTTAAGTAAATTAACAGTACCGTTACCAGCAGGCCAGAGCGCAAGCAATCAAGGCTTGCTAATGCCTAAGTTGAAGTACCGCTTTAGAGTTCAATTACAGAACTTTGGAGTTACAAGTCCTACAACTGAAATCACCAAGCAGGTAATGAACGTAACTCGTCCAGAGGTTACATTCGAGAATATGACATTAGATGTGTACAACAGCCGTATCAAATACGCTGGCAAGCACACTTGGTCAGACTTGACATTGACTGTACGTGATGATGTATCCGGCGCTGTTAGCAAGTTAGTTGGCGAGCAAGTTCAGAAGCAATTTGACTTCTTTGAACAAGCTAGTGCGGCTTCTGGTATTGATTACAAGTTCACAACTGTAATTGAAATCCTAGATGGCGGCAACGGTGCATTTGAAGCAACAGTATTAGAAGCCTTTGAATTAGAAGGTTGCTACTTACAGAAAGTTACATACCAAGGTGGAGATTACACGTCAAGCGATCCTTTAGATATCGCAATGACAATCACCTTTGATAATGCAATTCAAACTAATGCTTCTGGTAACCCAGTTGGTATTGGTCAGAATGTTGGCCGTGCTATCAATACACTAGCAACAGGCTAATACGCATAGCGGTTAGACTAAGAAGACCCAGTTTATTCTGGGTCTTTTTTTACGGCTAAATATTATCATGCCATCACTAGGTTCCTATTTACAGCCAGTCCTTAATCCTGGCTACCAACTCAAAGATTATTCTCACGCCAGCCGACTGTATGCTGACGATGTGTTTGCCCTTGCGCCTAAAGCAGGATGGCTTTACTACGTTGTATTTGATATTGATCCTAGTGCAATTACTGATGAAAAATGGGCAAATCAACAACGTATTTCTGAAGTAGGTATGTTAGTTAAGTCGTGCGACTTGCCTAAGTTTACTATTCAAACAGAAACTATGAACCAGTATAACAGAAAAACTGTTGTACAAAAACAAATAACTTATAATCCTTGTAATATAACAATGCATGACGATCAATCAAACGTTGTTCATAACATGTGGTTAAACTATTATAGATATTATTATGCAGATTCAACTTGGGGCGGCACTGGTCCTATTGGCACAGCTAGAGACAACACCCCGGGAGCATATCAAAGTAACAAATATTTGCCCTCTAATGATTTGTTTAATCCGGTCAACTATGGCCTGAACTCAAAATTAACAGTGGCACCATTTTTTAGATCAATTACAATTTATCAACTTAATAGAAAAATCTTTACAAGTTATAAATTAGTTAATCCATTAATTACTCAATGGGAACATGATAAACTTGATCAGACAGCTGGCAATAGACTAGCGGAAAGTAAAATGGGTGTTGCATATGAAGCAGTATTCTACGGAGTAGGTCAAGTTAAAAAAGATACTCCTACAGGATTTGCTATGTTTCACTATGATACAAGTCCAAGTCCATTAAGTATTGCAGGTGGTGGCAATAATAGTATATTTGGGCCAGGCGGAGTTATTCCAGGTGCGTTAGAAGTGTTCGGTGATGTTACAGGAATGATGAATCCAGACTCACAGGTATCACCTCTAGGTGTTTTAGGTACAGTTATTAAAGGTGCAAACCTTGTTAAAAATATTAAAGGCGTTACTAAAGAAAGTTTACGTGCTGAAGGTTATAAGATTATTAATAGTACCTTGCAAAAAGTTGCTCGTGGTGGATTAAATGGTCTAGGTGTTAATTTAAATTTAAACAAAGGCAACAATTATGCCACAGCCGGCCAGTTCTTAGGAACTCCAGTAGCTGTTGTATCAGCGGCGGCAATTGGTCAAGAATTTGGTGGGGGAACTGTTACACAAACAGGTTCTGCTTCAGGTGGGACGCCACCGGCATCTGCTGGGGCTGCGGCAGCATCTTTGGCAAAAGGCCTTTCGTTAGATAAAGCAAAATCTGCTCTTGATGGTGTAAAATTTAATAAGCCTGTTGCAGAAGATGCATCCCCAGACGGTGAAACTCCAGCACAAGGAACATACTTTAATGCTCCTGAACCATTAATTGATACTGATCCATTTGAACGCCCAGAGATTGACGAAAATAGTGCCGAGGAAGATATCCAAGCCGCACTTGATGATTTAAATTCTTCATGGGCGACCGATAACGAATTTGTTTCTGGACAAACCCCAGACTCTAACGAAATTACTGACAAGTTAAACAACGCCGCTAGTTACGAAGAGTATGTTGCTATTAAACAAAATGCAGACGACGTGTTTACAAAAACTAAAGAAGTGCAAGCAACAGTTGATGCTAAGTATTCAAACGAACATCAAAGATTGACTACAATATTACAATTTGTCAAAGGCGACACCAGTGGCAGCGGATCGGTACAGTCATTTGACGATAATGAACCTACTTCACCTAGTTCAGAAAGTACAGCAGTACCACCAGACTTTGAATTTTAATTATGACATATTACAATAACATCCCTAAGCCAAAATCAAATCCCGATTCTGCTAATGCAACCTTACAAGTGTTTGATACATATTCTGTTGCTCCTCTTAATGTCGACGCAACAACATATGATGCAATGCTTGGATTTTTTACACAACGAGGTTTTGGTGAAGACTCTGCTAGAAGTATGAGTTATGTTATTATCAAGCAGGCAATCCTAGATAGTATCAATCCTTTTAAATTAATCGAAACTTTGAAAGGACTAACAAACGTTGAGATAAGTGATGTAATTACCGAAGTATTAAATTACAATCGATACAAGACTAGTAGTCTTGGAACAGCTAGTCCGTTTACTCCTTCTGAAGAAGTTTCTAGGAATATTATTGCATGAGTTTAAAATTTGCTCAGGGAACTTTTAAATTAAAGAACCCAGAGAAGTATATAGGGTTAGGAAATCCTCGATATCGTAGTAGCTGGGAATTTGCTGTAATGAAAATGCTAGACGAAAATGCAGGCATAATTCAGTGGGCAAGCGAGTCGATTAAGATTCCTTATAGAGATCCGTTAACTGGAAAGCATACTGTTTACGTTCCAGATTTTTTAGTAATGTATATGGACAAGACTCAAAAGAAACATGCAGAACTATGGGAAGTAAAACCGCGTAGTCAAACAGTATTAGAAGCGGTTGGTAAGAATAAGTACAATCAGGCGCACTATATTAAAAATATGGCTAAATGGCAAGTTGCTAGGCAATGGGCTAAAAAGCAAGGGCTAGCATTTCGTATCCTAACCGAAGATGATATTTTCCATATGGGCGGCAAAAGACGTTAAATAAACGTATGACTAAGAAACTAGAAGAATTGTTAAATTTGCCAACATCGGAAGAGGCTGAAATTATAGCTCCTAAACCAGCTAAAGAGACTCCGCCAGCAGTAATTAACTTACAAGATCGTTTAGAAGAATTTGATAAAATAAGTTCTGCTTTACCTAAAGTAGAAGGTTTAGGCAATATGAGCGATACAGAGTTAGATAATTTAGCTAGTAAAGCTGAAACAGCGTTTGATGATCTAATGGATTTGGGCATGAATGTCGAAGCTAAGTATGGTAGTCGCATGTTTGAAGTAGCGGGTAATATGTTAAAAACCGCAGTAGATGCAAAATCTGCTAAAATTGATAAGAAATTAAAGATGGTTGAGCTTCAACTTAAGAAGCTAGCTATAGATAAAAAGAGTGCAGGAGAAAGCGAAGATCCTGTAGAAGGCAAAGGATACATTGTTACAGACCGCAATAGTCTCCTGGAAAAACTTAAAAATGTTAATAAATAATACATCGGGAAACTAATATGAAGTCATTCAAAGAACACTTAGTAGAAAGCAAAAGAACTTACGATTTTAAGGTTAAGATTGCTGGCGGTTTTGCCCCAGAGCAAGAAGCTATCATGAAAACTTTACTAGACAAGTATAAAGTCGTTGAGTTTAAAAAGACAGGAAAAACTCCAGTGCAATCATTGCCACTAGATTTTCCAAAACTTACAAATACCGAAGTTAGCATCTATGAAGTAACTTTAGATTATCCAGTTGCATCGCACGAACTTGCAAACTATTTAGGCACAGGTTTAAAAATTACTGAACAAAGCATTGTTGTTCGTAAGCCAGGCGAACCATCAGAACAATATCAAGAACCACAAGAAAAGCGTGAAGGCGCACTATTAAACGATCCTGATTACAAAGAAGCAGGATCACCAAAGTTTGAAGATTATTATGGCGACAAGTATAACGCTAGTCTTATAAAGACATTAAACGACGACCTCAAAGCTCAACATAAGGCACGTGGTCAAGTTATCCCGCAAGGCGATGACGGAAAGACTACTAATGATGTAGCACAAAATAACCAGAGCCCAGTTGGGTCAAAATAAGGAAAAACAACCATGCAAATGATTGACGTACTAAAAAGATTAGCTGAGCTAGATGCCGATAATCCAAATGTAGACACGGTCGCAATGACTAACGAACAGAGCCTAGCTACTGTTACTAACATTGAAGGCAAACAAATTAACGAAAACGTTAATGAATGTGGCCCAATGGGAATGATGGGTGGAATGAATACACCTGCTAGCTTTAGCATTAATGCTAGTGCCGGTAGTGGCGACGAAGTTGCTAGTATGCTTACACAAATTATGAACCTAGCAGGTGTTAAGCCAGTTGGCGGAATGGGCGATGTAGATCATGACGGCGACCACGATATGGGCGATCATGAAATTGAACTCGGTGCTCCGCACTCAGTGGAAGTTGAACCAAAGTCAGCAGGTGGTGAGATGGGCGATTTAATTGGTATGATTGATCGCATGAATGGTCCAGAAGATGAAGAAGTTGGTCCAGAAAGTTTAGGCCCAGAAGAAGGTGAAAGTGATAGTCCTGTAGCAGACATGGCTGACGAAGTTCGCGGAATGGCTGACGAAATGGCTGGCATGAAAGACGAAGGCATTGGCGCAGGATTTGATACAGCAACTACAACTCCAGACGAAAAAGTCAAAGCACACGATCATGGCGATTCTCAAGTTACAATAGGCAAAAAGCCTGGCTTCCCACACCGTCAAGGCGATAATCCATATAGCGAAGGCATTGAACAAGTTAGCTTACGTTTATTAAAAGAATATGAAGCTTTTAAAAGTCAACAATAATTAAATTTGTTAATACCAAATAGCACCTTCGGGTGCTATTTTTTTCATTAAATACGAGTATGGGAAAATCATTAGACGGCAACTTAATTAAAAGTGCCAATAAAAAACAACGATTCACTGAGCAGGATCTTAAAGACATTGCATTATGCATGGAAGATCCTCACTATTTCCTTAAGCATTTTTTCTATATCCAACATCCTACACAGGGTAAGATAAAATATCAAGCATTTGATTATCAAATAGAATTATTAGATAGTTATAATAGTCATCGTTTTAGTGTAAACATGCTAGGACGTCAAATGGGTAAGACTACTACCGCTGTGGGATATTTGTTGTGGTATGCAATGTTCGTACCAGACAGTACTATTTTAATTGCCGCGCACAAATATACAGGTGCTAAAGAAATTATGCAACGCCTGCGTTATGCGTATGAAACTTGCCCTGATCATATTCGTTGTGGAGTAACAAGCTATAATAAAGAGTCGATAGAATTCGACAACGGCTCACGTATTGTTGCGCAGACAACAACAGAAACAACAGGTCGTGGTATGTCATTATCATTACTATACTGTGACGAGTTTGCGTTTGTTCCGCCCAATGTGGCCTCAGAATTCTGGACTTCAATATCACCCACACTAGCAACTGGTGGTAAGGCTATTATTACTAGCACACCAAATAGTGATGAAGATCAATTTGCACAAATTTGGAACGAAGCTAACAAACGTTTCGATGAGTTTGGCAATGAACAAGACATAGGTCGTAATGGCTTCGCTCCGTATATGGCTATTTGGAGCCAGCATCCAGATCGTGATGATAAGTGGATGCAAGAAGAAATGTCACGTGTCGGTGAAGAACGCTTCCGACGTGAACATAATTGCGAATTCCTGGTCTTTGACGAAACACTAATCAACTCAATTAGTCTTGCTAATTTAGAAGCGTCTAATCCTATTATGAATATGGGACAAGTTCGCTGGTACAAAAAGATTGATCCAGCTTCTACATATATTATCAGTCTAGATCCTAGTTTAGGTACAGGTGGCGATTACGCAGGTCTAGAAGTCCTTGAAATTCCTAGCTTTACTCAGGTGGCAGAGTGGCATCATAATACAACTCCAATACAGCAACAGGTTCGCATCTTACGAGACATCTGCAAATATATTGAAGATGAGTGTGAAAAACAGGATACTACTGTTAGTTTATATTTTAGCGTTGAAAACAATACAGTCGGTGAAGCGGCCCTAGTATCTATTAACGAGCTGGGTGAAGAAACGTTTCCAGGCATGTTCCTAAGCGAGCCAATTAAAAAAGGGCATGTTCGCCGTTATCGCAAGGGCTTTAATACTACCCACAAGTCTAAACTATCAATTGCCGCTAAGTTAAAGCAGTTAATTGAAACTAAGACTTTAACAATTCACAGTAAACCGCTAATTAGTCAGCTTAAAGCATACGTTGCCAAAGGGCTTAGTTTTGAAGCAAAAACTGGCGAACACGACGACTTAGTAGCGTCTTTATTGCTTAATATACGCATGGTTATGATGCTACAGGACTGGGATCCTAGTGTTTATGAGAAAATGCACGAACATGTTAGCGAAGACCTATTATTACCTATGCCAATCTACATTGGCGCATCTATATAAATATACAAATGAAGCCAATCGAAATTATAGCCAGCGATTTATTTGATAAAGTCCGTAGCAGATTCACCAATTTGCAAATGGGCGATGAAAGCGGATCAGTAACCGCAGACCCAGCAGCCGCAAGATTTTTTGATTTTGACTTTGCTGTAGAAGGCGTAAATTTAGGTCGCGTTAGTATTAGCATTAACGAAACTGGCAATTTAAAAGTTTATTACAGCCAGGGTATTACAGAAAATACCGATGGCATTACACAAACAATGTGGTACGATTTCTTAAAAGAAATGCGGTTTTTTGCAAAACGTAGATTATTAAGATTTGATACCCGCGATATATCAAAAGGTAATTTGGACAAAACAGATTTCCAATACCTTGCACAGAACGGAAACAAGGATCCTAACATGAATGAATCAGCATTAACCGGAAGTTCAAGAACTTCACATAGAAAGTTAGAAAATACAGATTTAATTATACGCCACTCAGAACCAATTGACCCTGATCAAAAGGGTGCTCGTAGCCGTAAAATTAAAAACTTGTTCATTCAAAATTCAGAAGGCGAGCGTTTTAAATTTCCATTTACATATCTTCCAGGCGCCCGTGCAATGCAACGTCACGTAGCAAATGGTGGTTATCCACATGATGCAGGTGGTAAACATATTGTTAAATGCTGTGAAGAAATTCTAAAATTAAGCGATTTTGGTCGTAAAGTAAAGCACTCAACATTAAACGACAATGCACACGGTATCATTGAACGTGCAGGTCAGAAATTAAAATCCTTGCGTCACCATATGGAATGTATGGGCAAGCAAGGTTACTACGAATCATGGGCAGAAGGCTTTAACGGTGACGAAGAAAATGTTATCGAAATGGACGATGCTACTATGGAAAGTTACAAAGATGCATTTACTGTTAATAAGTTTGACGAAGCATTATCAGATGTATTTCCTTTACTCCACGCTATTATGCAAGAAGCAGGCGAAATTGATCTTGACGATGTAATGACAGAAGCACAAGATGAAGATATTGAAGTTGCAGAAACTGATGAAGATAAAGCATTGGAATTTGCCGCGTTCGAATCTTGGGCAACTGCATTAGAGTCCGGAACATTAGAACCAGATGCGTTAATGAATCTTAAAGACTTCTTAGATCAAAATCCAGAAATGACTTTAGGTGCTGATGGCACAGAAGCTGTTGAAGCACTACAAGGTATTGGAATTGTTAGCGATGCGTTAGAAGAATTGATTACTGCAAAAGCAGGTCTTCAAGACGGCTCTAATACACCATTAAGAGATGTTGTGGGTGAGTGGTTGATGCAAGACGACCCAGAAGCCGCACAAGAATTAGGATTAGTACCACAAGCACCAGAACAAGAACCTGCACCGGAGCAAGATCCAGCAATGGCTCAACAAGAACCTGCTCCAGATCAAATGGCTCCAGAACAAGATCCAACAATGGCTGAAGGTCCTAATAAGAGTGATATTCCTGCATCACAGCGCAAAGCTAGTGGTAATCCAGATTGGAAAACTACTAGACAAGATTTAGAAAAACAACGCGAAAAGAATATCAGCGATCCAAAAACTCTTGCTAAGAACTCAGGACGTTCTGCTGATGAAGACCACATCGATCAAGGCGACGAAGAGCCATTAATTGAAAAGGACGCAAGCAACGAAGAAATTTGGCAAGCAGTTGAAGGTTTCTTAGACAAAGATAAAGGTACATGGACCAAAGGTCGTCCTGGTATTGTAGCACATTGCTCGAGAGAGTTTGGCGAAGCCGGTGGTAAAAAAGCCGCTAAAGCTATTATGATTCTAAGCAAGAAATATCCAATGCAACCAGATGCACACCACGAACCCGAAATTGAAGGCATGGGTAACGATCCGTACCAACGTGATTTTGATTCGAGTCAAACAGGATTCGGTCCTCGAGAGCGTGAAGACGACGAAGGTGAAGACGAATCAGTTATAAAAATGTCTAATGATTCGTTTGAAGACATTATGCGTCTAGCTGGTTTACTTCCCTTAGCTGAGGCTGAAAAGAAAACAATGAGCAGAGCCGGTAAAGGTATGATGAAATATGGTAAAGACGGCATGAAGGCTCTAGCAAAAGCTGGTAAAGAAGGTAAAGATTTAGATAAAGTCCGAGACAAGTATAACAAGTATAAAGACTAATTGGTTAAAATTACCAGAAATAATCCTACTTAATTGTTGACAAGATAAATAAACTAGCATACAATATAACGTATGCTAGTTTTTTCTTTATGTAGTTGCATAGAGAAAAGAGGCAAACAAAGGCACATTAATTTAAGGAGAAATAACATGGCATCTTTGGCAGAAATTAGAGCAAAACTTCAGGCATCAAATCAACAAAACACTGGCGGTTCCGCTGGTGGCGATAACGCAATTTTCCCGCATTGGAATCAAGCAGAAGGAACAACTACTACAGTTCGCTTCCTACCAGACGCTGATCCAAACAACACATTCTTCTGGATCGAACGAGCAATGATCAAATTGCCATTCGCAGGAGTTAAGGGAGAAACCAATTCCAAACCCGTAACAGTACAAGTACCTTGCATGGAAATGTGGGGAGAAACTTGTCCTATTCTTACAGAGGTACGTCCTTGGTTTAAGGATAAGTCTTTAGAAGAGATGGGTCGTAAGTATTGGAAAAAGCGTAGTTATTTGTTCCAAGGTTTTGTTACAGACACTAAAATGTCTGAAGATAAAACACCAGAAAATCCAATTCGTCGATTTATTATCGGCAGTCAGATTTTTAACTTGGTTAAGAACGCACTAATGGATAGTGAAATTGAAGAATTGCCAACAGACTATGTCCGTGGCTTGGATTTCAAAATTACTAAGACTTCCAAAGGTGGATATGCAGATTACTCTACATCAAGTTGGGCTCGTCGTGAACGTGCTTTAAGCGATGCTGAAAAAGCCGCTATTGACACTCACGGTTTGTTTGATTTGAAATCATTCTTACCTAAGAAACCAGGTGAAGTTGAACTCAAGGTTATGAAAGAAATGTTCGAAGCGTCAGTAGACGGTGAAGCATTTGACATGGACCGTTGGGGACAATACTTTAAACCAGCGGGAATGGGCGGTAGCGGTTCAGCTACAGGTTCAAACACACAAGCGGCAGCACCAAAAGCGGCTCCAGCACCTACTCCAGCAGTAGACGAGGATGACGTCCCTTTTGAGCAAGCGGCTCCAGCACCCGCACAAAAAGTTGCTGAGGCTCAACCAGCTTCAGAAGGTTCATCAGCATCGGCTCGTGCCCAAGACATCTTGGCAATGATCCGTAACCGTCAGAAAGCAGAATAAGGAGTTAGACTATGGGAAAGGCCTTCGATATTTCGAAGTTCCGTAAGTCTATCACTAAATCTATTGATGGACTAGGAATTGGGTTTAACGACCCATCCGATTGGATTTCA